ACCGATTATTGATATGGAAACCTTCTTGCGGTTCAAGAAGAATTGAAGGTGCGAAAAGAACGGTACGGACCTAAAAGCGGGTCGTTGAACAGATATCCTTTGTCGGGTAAAATTAAATGCGGAATTTGTGGTAAATCCTATCGCAGAAAAATAAGGGGAACGCAGGTGATTTGGATATGCTCGACCTTTAATATGCGAGGCAAGGATATGTGCAATTCCAAGCAAATCCCAGACAGAGTTATTCAAGAAATCTTAAAAGGGAAAGACCCTGACAGCATAAAGCAAATTAAGGCAGAGCCAGGGAACAAGCTCACGATTGTTTATACGGGCGGAATAGAAGAAGTTAAATTTTGGAAAGACCGTTCCAGGGCAGAAGCCTGGACGGAAGAAATGAGAAAAAAAGCGAGCGAACACGCACATAGGAGGGTTTATAAATGCCGAAAGTAACAGTAATTCCAGCAACGAAAGATTTTTATACAGGATTAGATAGAAACGAATACAGAAGAAGGCGTGTAGCAGGGTACGCTCGTGTTTCCACCAACGACGAAGAACAGCAGACTTCCTACGCTGCCCAAGTGGATTATTACACGAAGTACATCAAGAGCCGACCCGATTGGGAGTTCGTCAAGGTTTATACCGACGAAGGCATTACCGCCACGAACACCAAAAAGCGTGATGGTTTCAACGAAATGGTGGAAAACGCCCTTGCAGGGAACATTGACTTGATAGTCACGAAGGCAGTAAGCCGTTTTGCAAGAAATACGGTTGACAGCTTGACCACGATTCGTAAGCTGAAAGACAAGGGTGTGGAAGTTTACTTTGAAAAGGAAAACATTTATACCTTTGATAGCAAAGGGGAACTGATATTAACAATAATGAGTTCCTTGGCGCAAGAAGAAAGCCGTTCCATTTCTGAAAATGTTACTTGGGGCAAGCGGAAATATTTTGCAGACGGTAAGATAAGTATGCCGTATAAGCATTTCCTTGGTTACAAAAAAGGCGAAGATGACTTGCCAGAAATTATTCCTGAAGAAGCGGAAATCGTGCGAATGATTTATAGGTTGTTTATGGAAGGAAAATCCACGGTTAAGATAGCCCAGGTATTGACTGAAATGGGAATTGAAACACCTGCAAAGACCCACAAGCCTTGGCAAGTGAGTACGGTGGAAAGCATTCTTACCAACGAAAAATATAAGGGTTCGGCAATCCTGCAAAAGAAGTACACGGTCAATTATTTAGAAAAGAAAATGGCGGTCAACAACGGCAGAGTACCCAAATACTTTATTGAAGATAGCCACCCTGCCATAATTCCGCCTGGGGAGTTTGCTTTGGTGCAAGAAGAAATGAAACGCCGAAAGGGTTTAGCTCAACGCTATAGTTGCGCCACGATTTTTGCATCAAAACTTATTTGTGGGGAATGCCAATCCTATTTTGGCCCCAAAGTATGGCACAGCAACAGTAAGTACCGCAGAGTGATTTACCGTTGCAACAAAAAATATGAAGGGGAGCATTCTTGCGAAAGTACGCACATCACGGAAGAAGAATTGAAACAAGCATTCGTTACGGCAATGAACATTTTGATAGCCGACAAGAACGCACTTTTGGAAGATTGTAGGCTCGTCCAAGAAACCTTGGCAGATATGATAGAGTTGGATTTAGAAATTGCAAAGCAGACGGACGAAGTGGAGTACGCAAAGGAAGTGCTGAAGAATTGCATAGAAGACAATACCAAGGAAATTCAAGACCAAGTGGCGTATTGGAAAAAGTACGATTCCCTTAATGAACGCTATGAAGGCGAAAGGGTAAAATTAAGCACCTTGCTTGCCGAGAAAGACGAACGCAGACATAAGGCGGAAATTATCGGTGGGTTTATGTTTGAACTGCACGAACAAGACGGATTCATTGAAGAATTTGACGAAAGACTGTGGGGTTTTATGGTCGACAACGTTGTGGTAGCAAAAGACAAGAAATTGACCTTCAACTTTAGAAACGGCACGGCAATTACGATTTAGGTTGGTACTACAATGTAGGCGCAACCTCAAAGATTACAAAAGCTCCTGTTTTACCGCAGGAGCATTTTTTTGTTTTATTCCTCATCTTCTTCAAAATCCTCGTCATCTTCGTCCACAAAATTGTCTTCATCGGAAGAGATGAGAGCATCGTCAATACGCTGTTGTTCGTGATGAATGACATTTTCATCGTTAGGCACATAGTATTCGTCTTCGTCGATATCCTCGTCATCGATTGCGAAGTAGTCCTTTGCATAGAGCTTGTTGATGGATAAACGATAGGGTGAGAATTTTTTCTTTCCGTTATACTCAATGACCATTGCCTCGGCAAAACCCATCGCGCCGGGGCGGCGGTCTTTTGCAATACGGGTAAGTGTTTTTATGGACACCATACCTAACTTCTCTTTGAAAACCTCATCGTCAAGCGTGTCCTTGTACGTGACTATTAACTTCGCAATGGCTTTTAAGATGTTAGCACCGAAAGAGGCAACATCACCTTCCCAAGTGGCAATACAAAGTCGCAACGTTCGGTTTAATGTTTGATAGCCGTATTTGGTGTAAATGCCTTCAATCGTGGAAACGGCACAAATTACGCCTGGTTGCTTTGCGGGGCCGATAGTCATTCCATACGATTTAACCAAGTCCCGAATCATTAACTGGTCTTTATTGCCTGCCTCAAGGTTAGCAACAAAGATTTCATATGGTTGCAAAGTTTTAACATATTTCATCTGATTGGCGAAAATATCCGCTTCGTTTTCGTAGTCAAGCTCATCATAAATCATACACCATACGGGCGTTTCTCTTGAACCAGAAACAAGAGCAACAATCTCGATAGTGTGCTGTCCGTTAAAAACGTAGTTAATGCCGTCTCTACGGCTTACTTTGACAGGGTTAATTTGATTGATGTCAAAGTTTTCTGCTGCACGAGCCACGTGTGCTTGCGACAGATTTCGTTGATAGTCTTGGTTTGAAACAAGGTTTTTAATTGGAATAAGTTCAAAATGCACCTTGGGTACAAACATGCTAAAATCTTCCATTTAATCCTCCTTCAGCTTGATGAGCATTTTTTCTACTTCCGAATATAAATTGAGTAGGGCATCTTCCAATTTTCCTTTTGCGATGTCAGAAACGATTTCCATATTCGTGTTATTTTCCATACGTTTTATAGAGCTTATCCAGGTAGGAATCGTAAGGGACAATTCCACAAGCGTGGAGTCGGGGTCAAACTCTGGCATATCCTTTATGCTTGGAGCAGGTGTAGTAGGTAAAACGGGGCGGGGCATATCGTGTTCAAGCAGGTCTTTGGTTTCGCTGTATTGAAGGAAGGCTTGCTTGTTACGCTCGACCCTGGTATTGACCTTTCTTAATTCGTGGGCGCTTGACAAGGAAAGTTTTACAATGTTCGGAATGGATATTTTATATTTTCCCGAAAGAATTTTACTTTTTAATTCTGGTTCTTTACGACCTATTTCATCTAACGCCCGTGTAAAGCTCGCATACTTTTGGACGGTGGCGTGTGTTATATGGTTTTCATCCGCAATGCGTTGTGCCGTTTTATGTCTTTTGCGGCCACGGCGGTGGGGGTGTTCATCTGCAATGTAATCATCGTCGGTGGAGTATTGATTACGCCCAAGGGGATTTTTTATTTTATTGACGATTTTTTCTGATTCGTATTGTCTACCGATAAGATAGCGACGTGTTTCCTCGGAAATATTCCGTCTGCCGAGTTGGTTTCTGCATATCCAAGCGACAACTTCTTCCCGACAGCTGAACTCCATTTCTCTCGTTTGAAAGGGAATGGCGTGGCGGGTGCAGATTTCATAACGATTATGCCCGTCAATAAGAATGCCTTTCCAAAGAATAATAGGGTCTCGGCAACCTTCTTCTCGAATGCTTTCTTCAAGAAGTAAATATTCTTTTCTACGCAAGGGGCGTATTAAATTTTGAAATTCGGGGTCAATGGTTATTTTAGGAAGACTATTCATAGCTTTCTTCATCCTTTGGGTCTATTTTTTGAGCCAAAGTCAAAGGAAAAACGACAACTCTTTCCGCTTGTGATAATAGACCCGACAAGCGATATGAATTGCTATTATCCGTAGAGCCGATAAGGTTTAACAGTTTATGTATAAATTTCATACTGTAAACCTCGTAGCAGTCATTCTTTTCGATGTTGCTACAGATTTTTATTGTGGAACGGTCTTCCTTTTCGCTATAGCGGACAATGAGTAATTTCTTTTCTACATTGACCATAAGCTGTATGTATTTTGGATTGCCAAGCGCACTTAATAATGTCTTAAAAAAACGAATGCGGTGCTTTCTTGGGTCGATTGTAATTAGTAGATTATTCATAATTAACTCCTATTCGGTTTGTATTGTTTGTTGTACGACGGCGGGAATCGTTTCTTCCGTCGTGTCGGTAGCATCCACCGTTTTATCAACCG